GCCGGCGCGCTCATCGGCGTCAGCGCCATCAAACAACGCCTCGACCGCGCCGCATGACCACACATAGTTCGGCCCCGCCCGGCATCGCAGACAGCTCGCACAGAGCTTGACTGCTGCCGGACGGGGCCGATTTCGCGTTGTGGCAGAAGGCTTCGCGGGCTCGATTTCTGCCCACATTTTGCCCACATTTTCCGTAAAAACAGGTTAAAAACCGTTAAAACCGGTTAAAACGAAAAAAGCCGCTCAGCCCTACTCCCGCAAGGCAAAGCGGCCATTTTCCAATCCGCTCTCAGCTCAGTGCGTCCTTCAACTTGCTGAAGAACCACCATTCATGGGAATGGTGTGATTCCAACGTTTCTGAGGGTTTCATACGGGCTCCAAAACGCTTTTGCCCACATTTTGCCCACATTTTTCCATGCCCGTCTCCACCTGCACTGCGGCGTCGAGCATACGGGCCACATCCATCAGGTCGCTGTCGAACAGATCCGCGTACACATCCAACGTCATGCTCGCGTTCTTGTGGCCGAGCATCCGCTGCAGCGCCTTGACGTTCGCCCCGGCGTGCACGGCCAGCGAGGCGGCGGTGTGCCGCAGGTCGTGCGGCGTGGGCCATTCCTCCTTCGGCCAGCCCAGGCGCACCAGCGCGTGATGCCACCAGCCGGTCGTCTTCGCCGTGCTCTGCTTCATGATCGGGCCGCCCCGCAGGTCACGGAACACCCTTTCGTCCGGTTCGCGTTCCCCGCATATCGGTTTCAGCGCTTCCATGACGATGAGAGGCATGGGCACGTCGCGTTCCTCGCTGTTCTTCGGAGTGCCCTCGACCCATCTTGCCCCGACGTACACGAGGTTGCCGCCCACATGCAGCACTCCCCGGTCGAAGTCCAGGTCGCGGGCCTTCAACGCCGCCGCCTCGCCCCAGCGCAATCCGCAGAAGCCCAGTGTCAGCACGAGCGCTCGCCGCTCCGCTCCCAGATGCTTTCCTCTGGCGCATTCGTCGGCGAATGCGATCAGCCGGGATATGGTCAGGTACACGCGACGGCTCTTGCGCCTCGGCAGTTTGGGGAGCTCGACGTTTTCACAGGGATTGTCGAGTATGAGCTTGTCCCGGACGGCCATGCGGCAGATGCCGAGCATGGTCTGGTACGGGCGGCTCACGGAGGGAGCACCGGCGCTCGCGATGATGTCGCTGATCCACGCCTGGACCTCGGCGCGGGTGATGGCGCCGATCCGACGGTCGGCCCATCGAGCCTCGCAGTAGAGTCGCCATGCTTCCGTGGCGTTGACCCGTGTGGTTTCCTTCCAAAACGGCCATTTTTCCTTCAGCCACTGCTCATACAGGTCTCCGACGAGTCGTTTGCCGCCTTCCGGATCCACGTAGCTGTTGGTTGCTTTGGCTATGGTGACGTGTTCCGCCGCCCAGTTCTCCGCGTCTATCTTGCGGCGGAATCCGCGTTTGTCGGTCTGCGTGCCGTCCGGCTTGCGATATCTCACCCTGTATCTGGTTTCACCCTTGCTGGTCTTGTATCTGGTGACGTTGGCCATGATTTTCACTCACTTGTACGGGTTTTTCCGGTTTTAACGTGTTTTAACCGGTTTTGATGTGTTTTAATGGGATTTGACAAGAGGAAGGGAAACACGTAGGCTATTCCCTTACGCCAAAATCGAAAGGAGGCGGCCATGACCATGACGGATACCGGCGTGAAGCCAATACCGGCGTACGTGCCGCCCGAGGACGGCAAGCCACGCAACGCCGTGGACGAGAAATGGATGCGACTGCACCGCGCGATGATGAACCGTCCGGCACGACTCGCGAAGAAGGCACAGAAGATTGAGAATAGCGATCGTCACTAGTCGCCTGTGCGACTCCGGCGACCAGCTCGCATTGCGCCGCTTCGTCTGCTGCGAGCCGAACGGCCCGGAGTACGCGATGGACGTGCAGCGCTATATCCGCGGACTCCGCGTCAAGGACGAGCCGGGGATGTACCGGATGGTTCTCCAGTACGGGGAAACCCCGAACGCTCCCATCGTCGGCTTCTGCGAGTTCGGATACGACCCCGCCGCCCCGGAATCCAGTGGTTACGCGATATCGTTCATCGCCACCGCGTTGAGCGAACGTGGCCGGCATCTCGGTGCGATACTGTTGGACTGCGCGCTGCGATGGATGGCGAACGACGCCGCCAGACACGGGCGCACCCCGTACGTGCTTACACAGATCGACCCCCGGAACGAGGCCAGCGTTCACCTTTTCTCCGGCGCGGGCTTCGAGAACGAGGGGCGGGATGAGAACGACCCCGAATTCGACATCTGGTCGAAGGAATTCGAACCGCTCGCCACGGACAGACTCTACTTCTACTCCCCCATCATGATTGACGAGGACGATAAGAACTGACATTTCAGGTATGGCTTCGCCCCGTGTAGGATATGGGGGTGAAGCGTCCTTCTTTCTTGAACTAGCTGGATTCTTCACTCGCCCTATCGGTGTGCAAGACCGGTAGGGCAATTCTCTTTTCTCAAGCAGACACGGGCGCTGCTCCTATGTTCTGTTTCGCGGCGATGGCCTGACTGACGCGATATTCCTCCGCGTCGGGCTCGACCTTGTATTCGACCACGGCCACGTCCTTTTCCTTGAGCTTGTCCAGCACCTCCTGTGGCGTGCAGTAGTAGAACTCCTTGCGCGCGTTGACCTTGTTCACGCGCCTATCCTCGAACTCGTGATGCAGCATAGTCTCCAATGAAACCGCATCCTTGGAGAAGAACAAGGCATGCACGTCAAACTTGAACGGCACCGATGCATCGGACAGCTCACGTACACGATCCATGGGCTCGAGGCGTCGGGTCATACCAATCTTGACCATGCGCCCGCCGAACGCGCCCACGTCGCTGATGACGTACACGTAGCCGGCTCGAATGTTCGCGGCCCGGTAGTCCACATCGTTGATGGACTTGTTGATGTCCGCAAGCTTCGATTCCAGCTTCGCGACCTCCTCCACATCGCCTTTCTCCTTCATCTTCTCGAGCACGTTCTGGTAGTGCTCCTGCTCCTTGCGCAGACGAGCCATCTCGGCTTCGAGCTCCTTCTGAGCCCGCTGCTGTTCGCGCAGTTCGGCACGACGCTCGCGTTCGGCTTCCTTCTCGGCCTGTACCGCCTGCATGTAGCGTGCGGTCAGTTCCAGTTCTTCGATTCGCAACTGCTTGTATTGCCATGTGATGCGCAGGTCGATGAATTGCCCGAATCGATCGATTCGGTCGGAACACCGGTTGAGTCGGGCTATCGATGTTTGCAGATTGCCGGCCTTGACCGTTTTCACGCAGTTCTCGGCTTCGGCGTTATAGAGGCTGAGAGCCATGCGGGACATGTCGTTGAGGAATTTCCTGCCCTTTGCCGCCGAGTTGTTGAAGGTGAAATTCGACGTTACGTGGACCGCGGTCTTGTTCTTGACATGCTGTTTTTGCGCCTGTCGATTGACCGCTAGTTTGGATTGCAAGGACACGGAGTCTTCCGCCGGATTCTTGTAGTCGTAGAATCCCATTTCCTGTAATTCGCCGAATTCCCTGAGATTCAATACGGTTGCGTCAAGCTGGTTCAGTTCGGTTTTCTTCGATGCGATACTGGAATCCAGTGAATGATTTTCGGCATCCAATCGTTGCTTCAGATCCTCACGCTGCTTGATATCCAGTGCACCAAGCTGCATGATCTGCGCATTCAGACGTGCGACTTCCTCGCGGAGCCGCAGTATCTCCTGCTTGCGCCCGAAAAACGGCACATTCCGATCAACGGTCGGAGGAATCGGCTGCTCCATTCGAGCGGCATCAGGGGCATTCCCCGGTTGTTCGGGAATGAAAGTCGTTTGTTCCTGCCGTTGAGGTAGTGCTCCCGGAGGCATGACGCCATCATGGGATGCCTGATATTGCTGAATGATTTCATCCCTTTGTTGGGGAATCGACCGATTCATCCCGTTGCGCGGAGCTGAATGCCTTACCATGGCTTCTTCTTTCCCTAGGCGGCCACACTGTCGTGCAGCCAGTTTTTGTATGCCCGGATTACCCAGGGCATGACGTTGAGTTCTCGTGCTATGGCACATTCGTCGCCGTCGAAGATAATCTCGGCGGACTGATATTCGAGCTGGTTGACGAGCATGCGTGCGGCCTCCATGTCGGCTCTCCGCTCGGTTGCGGAGTCGCATTTGCATCCTACGTCGTGGTGACGGGCATGACTAATCTCATGTGCGAGCACGCACCGGCGTTGGATTGGTGTGAGCCGGTCGCTGATGAGTATGCGGTTGTTTGCCGCGTCGTAGCCGCCCTCAAGATCTGCCGGCAACGCCAGCTCGTACACGTTGGCCCATTTACGGGCGATGGTCTCCACGTCGATCATGGCATTTCCTCGTATGCTTCCTGCTCACGCTCGATATCACCATGCTTCGCGGCAAGATCAAGAGTCGACGGATCGATAGAATTATCGTCACGCAAAGTGGGGAAATAAATTGAACCATCGTTAATCATGTGGTCAAGGCATAAATCGATTTCCTCAATGACGCCGCGAGTTTCTCGCCCTCGCTTTTGGGGTGAGGCGTTCCGACCCGCTCGTTGCGAAGTTTCGTCATCGAGGAAATGACCGTATTTTAAAAGACAAATCGCAGCAAAAGCAGGGGCTGTAATATTAACCTTATTAGCCGCCCTTTGCTCGGACAGGGTTGGAGAATGGCGAACCATTTTATTACGTATCTCGTTTGGACCGTTAAGCGCGGTTGACACTAAATATTCTGAGACCTTTGCCATGATACTCGGAATCGAATTCAACAATGATTGATTGATTTGTTGTATTACTGGATCGTCGGACATTTTCTTCGGCGGTACGCCCAATAATTCGAAATGATTTCCATTAAGGGCTTTGCGGAGCTCCTCTCTACTAATTGAAGCTCCTCCATCTAATTTGATATCGCCTTCACCAGGAAAAAGATCGGAGAGAACAAGAGATTCTCCCGTCAGTGACTCCAATGACTTGACAAGAATCAGCATGTTGAACAATGAGGCTGCAGAAGCATTTCTTTTCATACCCGAAATGAACCCCGGTGTCCATGTTGCTCCATAGCGCCTCGCTTCAGTCGCGATTTGATCCAACGTCAAGCCTTTGGCGGCTCTCATTGAATCTATATAAGCGTAGATGGCTGCATTAATTCTCATGTTCTCAATTTAACAACACGACACGCCGAAAGGCAAAATACAAGTTGTCATATTGAAACTCTGTGCTACCTTGTTAATCACGTTCTCATAACGACAACTTGTGAAAGGAGGTTTTGATAATGCCGGCAATTGCTATGAGTCCGACACTCAGCCCCAAGGAGGTGTTTGAGCACTACGGGCTCAAGCCCAATCATCTGGCCCAGCTGCGCTACCAGAAGAAAGGCCCCCGCTACATCCAAGCGACGCCACGAACGGTTTTGTACCGACAAAGCGACATCGAAGATTGGCTGACCGCCAACACGGTGGAGACCGAAGACAGCAAGGAAATAAAAAAGGCATCCGCCGCCACGGATGCCGAGATCAAATGAAAGAAGGTTCAAATGAACAACACCATTCTAACCGACAACAAGGAAATCGAAACCCTCGGCCTTCCCTCATGGTGGAGCGACGACTTCCCCTGCGTAGCAACCTTGCTCAAGACCGGGTTCAAGGGGCACCGTCAGCTGTTCGCAGCTGACGTGGATGTCCTCCCCGGCGTCGGCTTCGCGTTCTATCAGGCCACATGGCTCAACGACCATGATGCTGTGACAGACGAGAGCATGACGACGATCATCCCGTTCAACAACGTCGAAAGCATCGAACAGGTGGAGACCGTGGATGCGGAGGACGGTGACTTCAAATGAGCGATTCCCTGATTAAGGTCCCGTTCCACGGTGACACCATCGAAGCCGTGGCCAAGGATGGCTCATGGATGGCATCGCTGAGGCGCATGTGCGAAAACCTCGATGTGGACTACTGGACGCAACTTCGCAAGCTGAAAGAGAAGCCGTGGGCAACCGTAGTCATTATGCCTATGGTTGGTGCGGACGGCAAGAACCGTGAGATGGCGATGATTGACCGTCGCACGATGACCATGTGGCTCGCCAACATCAACCCCGGCAAAGTCAAGCCCGAACTACGTTCGAAGATCGAAGCCTACCAGTGCGAAGCCGCCGACGCATTGGACAAGTACTTCAACGAGGGTGCCGCCATCCGATTCAAAACCAACAGCATGGATGAGGAGTCGTTGATTCTGGCGAAGGCGAACCAGATCCAATCCCGCCTGCTCGGCGAAGCTCGCCGGGAGAATCTCGAACTCCGTGCCAGCAACGAGAAAATGAGGCCTCTCGCCCTGTTGGGTGAGGCGTTCGTCTCGGCGGACGGGACGATGAGCGTAAGACAGGCCGCACGTCATTTCCAAGCCATCGACAAGCGGATGAACTGCGACACCGTGTACGGGATACTGCGCGGTGCCGGCTATATCGAGCTGCGTTCGGAAGCGCCGACCGTCAAGGCCGTCAAGCCCGGCTATCTGAAACCCGTCATGTCTCGCAAGGCGAACGGGAAGCTTGACCGCCAGTACGCGCGGTTCACCGCCAAGGGTGTGAACTGGTTCATCGACCGGTTCATCTACGGGCGCAGCCAGGGTCGACTCCCGGGGGTGGCGTGATGAGCGTCGCAACAAAACCGAAGACGCAGCGCCGGACGATGCCGGATGCCATGGAAGTCGAACTGTTCAAGGATCTGAGGCGCACGCTTCCCAAGGCATGCCATTACGACCGGAACGGGAATCTGCTGTGGCATTACGTCAGGATTCCGGAAATACTGATTTACGGCGGGGCTCCCACCCTGTGCGGCTGCTGGCTGAAAGACGATCCGAAACACACGGTTTATCGCAGCAGCCGCAACGAAGGGACTCCGAAATTACTCTGTCCTCGATGCCAGGTCATGCACCGGTACCTCTTCGAGGCGGGTGCGTGATGGCCGGTAGTCAAATCGAATCGTCTCTTGACGGCTGGCCGATTTCCAAGGTGGCGAGTTTTCTCGGCGTCTCGAAAGGCAGTCTCTACGTGTGGTCATGCCATGACAAGTGGGGCGGCCGGTATCCGCCGGCTCCGAAGCGCATCGGCCGTCGTCTGGTGTGGGATCCACGCGAGGTCATCGACTACCGAAACAACAAATGCGCCATCACCCGCAAGGAACTGGTCTACGGCAAATAAAGGTTTCCCGGCCCCAATGCCGGGAGAAAAAAAGAAATAAGCGGTGTCGGCGTTGCACTGTCCAAGGTATTGCGCCGACACCCAACATCACCAATCAAATTCAGAAAGGAAATCAGTGATGTCAAACAACAAGGTTAGCGGAATCCACGCCTTCGGCGTGGAGGTGCCCGAGGACATGTCGCTGAAGGAGCTTATCGAACGGCTCCTGAACGAAGGGGAGGTCGAATTGGAGAAGGAACTGGACGAGGAGACCCGTCAGTCCGAACCTCAGTCCGAGGCGGATAAGTGGCAGCGGTATGCGGACATGCTGGGCGACCTGTTCGACGTGGCGCATCAGATCGGCTATGACGCCTACATGCAGGGCGACCTGAAGATCATGCGCAAGGTGTTGCAGGTCGAATCCGATGTGGTTGATCTGGCCGGCATCGTGACCATGGAGAAGTCGAGGGCCGTGAAATGAGCATCGAGGCATTGCGCAAAAAGCGGCGCATGCGCCGACCCCGGCCGAGGTTAACGGACGGGCAGAAATCGGCCGTGCTGCTGGCTCTCACGTTCGCTGAGGGGTGGCTGGTCGGTTTCGCCGGCACGCATAGTCGCATCCCCAGTCCGGTGGGTACGCCGCAGTGGATGATAACCGGCTCGCTCGCATTGGCGGTCGTATTGCCGCTCGTGTTCGTGGAAATCCTGTTGAAGTGGGGTGGCGATGGAACAAAGTGAGTTCACGCTCTGCTTGCCGGGCGACCCGGTGCCGAAGGGGCGTCCCCGCGTCTACAACGGGCACGCGATAACCCCGAAGCGCACCGTCAGGGCGGAGGAACGCCTGTTCGCGGAATTCCGGTTGAAATACCCGCAGGCGAAACCGTTCCAATGCCCCGTGCGCTTGGAGGCCGAATTCTGGATGAGCCATCGCGGCCGTCCCGACCTCGACAACCTCCTGAAATTGGTGCTCGATTCACTGAACGGCGTCGCCTACGTGGATGACGCGCAGGTCGTCGAAAGCCACGCCAGCAAGCGGATGCCCGACCTATGGGTCTACGGGTCGAAGGGCCGCTACCGGAAGCGCAAGAGCGGTGATCCGTACACGTGTTGCGGGCATGAGTACGAGCCACATCTCTATATCCGTATCAAACCGCTCCCGGAATGGGAACCGAACAAGCAAGGACAAGCATGATGCCTGACCGGCGTCTCTGGATGCCGCGTTGCAGGACATGCGGGCCGCTCGGCAAGCCCACCGGACTGGACGAGGCGGTCACCAGCTGCACCCGGCATGCGAACCAATACCCGAACCATCAGACGGCGTGGTATCCCACCCACGCCCAGATCATCGTGAAAGGCACACCAAATGACTGCGAATGACACGTCAACCATCGAAACCACGGAGGCCGTGAACCCGGACGAGGGACTACGTCAGGGATTGTTCGAGGCGCAGGCGGCTCGCATCGTGGAACTGCAGGCCGAAATCGCGTCCCGTCAGGAGGAGGTCGACGACTTGAAGGCCCGTATCCTCGACTCGCATCCGGCCGGCACCTACCAGGCCGGCAACCTGAAAGTGCAGGTCAAGCCGGGCGCGCGCCGCATCAACGCCGGCACGTTCGAAAAAGCCTACCCGGCCACCAAGTATCCCGGAGCCTACCAGTTGCGGCCGCGCCCGCTCAGCCAGTTGGAGAAGCTGCTGTCGGCGGACGCGGTGGCCGATTACGCGATGAGCGGCAAGCCTATGGTGGTGGTCTCATGAGCGCGGAACTGTCCAGCCTGGGCATCGCCCAGATCGTGGAAAGCGTTATCGCCGACTACGACCTGCACGACGAGAACGGCAACGAGCTGACCGACGACCTGTACGTCATCCGCTCCGAGCAGCTCGACGAGCTGGGCCTCACCGTCGCCAGACGCATCCACAAGGCCATACGCGAACTGGAGACGCAAGGCAAGACCGGCTTCCCCGTGCATTCGATGGCCTTCGGCAGCATGCCGGTAACCATCGCGAAGGACGGCGACCGCACCTACACGCTGCGCTTCGACAATTCGGACGAGGCGGTGGCCATCACACGGCTCAGCCGGACCGCACTCACGGACATCAAGAAACAGATCAACGAGTTTTTGAAGGAGGTGAAGAACCGTGAGCATGAATGAGGCCATTCTCGCCGTCGCACAAGCCCAACAGGGTGATGCGATCCCCGTGGACATACCGCCCATGACGCAGTCGGCACCCGATATGGGCAAGCCGCCAGTCACTCCGAAAACCAAAATCGGCACCGTGGAGGAGCCGCAACTGTGGCCGGAGATTCGCCAGCTCATCGAAGCGGATATCGCCAACGCTCCGCGCGAACTGCAGCGTGAGATAGGCCCGTCCGAACTGGGCACGGACTGCGTGCACTGCCTCGCCGCGAAACTGGCGGGCTGGCCGGAGCGTCGCTCCCCGGGCTGGCTGCCGTTCATCGGCACGTGCGTCCACGCGCATTTCGAAACCATGTTCTATGACCTGAACGGGGAGCCGGCGTTCCAATTCCCCTACACGAGCGAGGACAACGTGACCGAGCTCGTGGAACGGTGGCGCTCGGAGTACCGGGTCACCGTAGGCCGGTTGCAGGGTTTGCACGGCGGCTACGACGTGACCGGCAGCATCGACCTATGGGACCGCAAAACCCGCAGCACCATCGACTGGAAGATAGTCGGCAACACGACCGTCACCAAGGTCAAGGCCCACGGCCCCTCGCAACAGTACCGGGTACAGGCCTCACTCTACGGCATGGGCCTGCAGAACGAGGGCGAACGAGTGGAGCGCAACTGCATCTACTTCCTGCCCCGCAACAAGACCAGTCTCGGCGACGCATTGCCCTGGGAGACGAGGTTCGACCCGGAGCCCGGCAAATGGGCGTTGAGCCGCGCCCAACTGCTCGTCAACCTCATGGACTGCGTGGAGCAGGCGGAAGGCCCCGACGTGCGCGACAGCTGGATCAAACAGTTGCCGGCGGCCGGACCCGACAAGTGCTTCTCTTGCAAGGGCCGGGTCTGGCCCGACATGAGCGCGCTCCCCGAGTTCGACGCTAAGCCATGGCCGGACGTTCCCGACAAATGGCTCCAGCTCATCCCCTTGATTGAACCTGAATACCAGTTCACCGAATAACGAAAGGAAAACAATCATGTTCGGTCAGCAACCACAGCAACAGTATGGCTACCCCCAGCAGGGGTACGGCTATCAGCCGCAGCAGCGTCAGCCCGCCCAGTTGAGCTCGCTCGGCGACCTGCTCGCCGGCAACAGCGCCAAAGCCTACTTCGGCGCGAACAGCCAGCCGGGGGACACGGTGACCGGCGTCATCGAGAAAATCGAGACCACACAGGTCAACGACTTCCAGACCAAGCAGCCCGCCTTTTGGAACGACGGGCGTCCGAAGGAGCAGATCCACGTCATCATCCAGACCCAACTGCGCGACCCGAGCGTAGACGACGATGACGGCCGCCGCTCGCTATGGATTAAAGGCTGGGGCATCCAACTCAAGGCGTTTCGCGATGCCTGCCGTCAGGCGGGCGTGAAGATTCCGAAGCCGGGCGACACCATCACGGAACGGTTCGTGGGTCTCGGCCAGCGGGGCGACGCGCCCCAACCGCCGAAGGTGTTCGAATTCCACATCGAACCCGCGTCCAGCGTCAACAGTCTCGTCAACGGAAGCCAACCCCGGCAGCCTGTCCAGCAGGGCTCCCAGCAGCCTCCCGTGCAGCAGTCCCAGCAAGACTACCCGCAGCAGCAGTACGCTCCCCAGCAGCCCACGCAGACCCCGAATCAAGGGTATCAGCAGCCTCCGGTCGACCCATGGAACCCGCCGACGCAGCAGCAGCCGCAGCAACCCGCCCAGCCGGTACAGCTCGGCCAGCCACAGCAGCAGGCTGATCCGATGAAGGTCAACCAGTTGAAGGCCGTGGGCAAAAGCCCGCAGGAGATAGCCGCATTGTTGGGCGTGCCCGTCGAAGCGGTCACCGCTGTCACCGACCAGGCGCAACCCCAATACCACGGGGGTTCCGAACAGATGCCGGAAACAGGTGAGTTCTAGTGGACGAGCTGCTGAAACACCTGCAGAACCAGTGGCTCGAGCTGATGAAAGACAGGATTCCCTCGCCTCCGATCAGGACGGTTTCCGTGACGTCGACTCGGAAAGCCTCCAGCTCATGAGCGTGAGACTCGTGCTCCTGGGCTGACACAAGAGCAAGGATTCCGACAAGGACTGAGTCCAGTCCCGACCGCCGTAGCCGTATCCAAGCGGCCGGCACGCATGCAAAGGCGTGCACGGCACCACACATATTCACATCACATCAAAGGAGTTTCAAGTATGACCGACATCTACGGATACGCGGCAGCCGCGCCACTGTACCGTGCGGCGGGCTGGATGCAGGTCATCCCCCTGCCGGAAGGCCGCAAGACCCCGCCGCCCAGCGGTTTCACGGGACGCAGCCGCAAACCCGTCACCGACGAACAAGTACAGGTCTGGTCGCAGGCGACCCCGGACGCGAACACGGGAATCGTCATCCCCGAAGGCGTATTGGTGTTGGACATCGACGCCGCACAAGGCCATCAGGTCAAGGCGGACGGGGCGAAAGGCATCAGCGAACTCTCTCAGGAACTGGGCATGCTTCCGGCCACGTGGAGCAGCACGGCGCACGGCATCGACTCGCCGGCACGCCACCTGTTCTACAAGGTGCCCGAAGGCCTCGCGTGGAAGGGCGGCGCCATCGAGGGGGTCGACATCCTACAGCCCGGCCACCGGTATTCCGTGGTCTGGCCGTCGATCCACCCGAGCGGCGAAATGTACTGCTGGTACACGCCAAGCGGCGCATTCTCCGGCACGCTCCCCCATATCGGCGACTTGGCGACACTGCCATGGAAGTGGGTGGACTACCTGCGCAAACCCGACAGAGTGTCGAATTCGACCACTTTAACTCCCTCGTATTCAAGGGAATACGACGACCGCATGTGCAAGGCGGTCAACACGTTCCTCAACAAGACGCTCGCCAACCCGGCAAGCAAAGGCTCAAGGCATGACACCACGCTGCAGGCCGTCTGGGCGTTGGTTAACTTCGCGCAGGAGGGACACCGGGGAGCTCTCGACGCCATCAACCAATTGAAGCCACGGTTCATCGCCGAGGTGGCCCCCGACCGTCAAGGCAAGGAGCGTGAGGCGGCACGCGAATGGGCCAGCATTCTCAGTGGCGCGATGGAGAAGGTCAACGGCGTGCAATCGCATGTGGATCCGTGCGAGCAGTCGAAAATCGAACGCATGACGCCCGGCGAGTTCAACGAACTCACCCAAAACGCGGCTGCGAGTCAAATGGAGGAAAGTCACCCGGAAGCAGTTCAAAACACTGGAACAATGCCGGTTCAAGCCGGTTCAACACCCGTCGCATCGGTTCAAAACGGTTCAATGGAAAGTCACGAGGCAAGTAAAAACGCCTCCTCCAGCTGGCGGTTCGAAGACCTCACCCAGTTGGCATCAGGCGTTGAACTGCCGCCCACGCCCACCGTGTTCCAGCGCGAGGACGGGCAAGGATTGTTCTACCGTGGCGCGGTCAACGATTTGCACGGCGAGCCCGGCTGCGGCAAAAGCATGCTCGCCCAGATCGCCACCGCACAGGAACTCAAACAAGGACATGACGTGATCTATATCGACTATGAGGATTCGGCGCGCAACGTCGTCAAGCGTCTCCTGCTGCTCGGCGTAACCAGCGAAGCCATCGTGACGCATCTCCACTACGTGCGACCCAGCGCCAAACCATCCACCCCCACCAGCCTCGACGGCTGGCGCGAAACCCTCGCTTACGCGGGCACCGCCACGTTGGCCATCATCGACGGAGTCACCAGCTGCCTCGCCTACGCGGGCCTCGACAGCAACTCGGGTGACGACATCGCCGCCTGGTACAACACCATGCCACGACCCATCAGCGCCTGCGGGCCAGCAGTAGTACTCATCGACCACGTCGTCAAAAGCAAGGACAATCGGGGCCGCTACGCCGGCGGCTCGATGCAAAAACTCGCCCTCATCGACGGCATCAGCTACAGCGTGGACATGACCAAACCCGTCGGCAAGGGCGTGCGCGGCACCATCGTCATCAAAAGCGGCAAGGACCGTATCAGCGAGATCGAGGAGCATTGCGCCGTCAGCTGGAGCAACGGCTCACACCTGCGCGAAGCGGCACGCATCGAAATCAACTCCACGGATCCGAAACTCATGCGCGTCACCATCGCCCGGCCCAACATGATGCCCAGCGACACGGAGTCGGCGAAAAGATTCCGGGCGACCGGACTCATGGAAAAAATCAGCACGATCATCCAGGACAGCGGCGAAATCAGCTTCAACCAGCTGATGCATGAGCTTAAAGACGACGGCAGCGGAGCGCGACGCGGCACCGTCAAGGAATCGGTCACGACCCTCTGCGAGGAGGAATACCTTTCAAAACGCTCCGGTGCCAATAATACGATCATCTACTCGTCCAACCGTCCATACCGGCAGGTGGACGACCCCGCTTCGGACTCGTACATGGACAGGCTCACACAGGATGAGGCCAACGAACTCTCACGAGGGGAGGCTGAACCGAACGATCTCGGAATCGATGACTTCTAGGTGGTTCCCAGTGGTTCCCTGGTGGTTCCCAGTGGTTCCCGAGTGGTTCCCGCCTGAAATTCCAACGTTTTCAGAGAAAGGAAATGACCGAATGCGAAAACGTTCGAAATGTGAGACAAAAACATCCACACAAGTGGTTCCCAGTGGTTCCCAGTGGTTCCCGGAACCACCCGCAAAACCATACATGTGGTTCCCGTGAAAAGAATTTGCGATTTGTAATCGCAATTCTACAGGGAACCACTGGATGCCACAACCCGAGACCACCACAAGTGGTTCCCAAACCATTCAAACCACAAGCAACACGCCGAACACCCAACAGAAAGGAAAAACACCATGGGAAACACCCACTCACCCATATGGAAAGAACCCTGCGCAAACTGCGAACTCAGCAGGCGGATCTGCCTCAGCCACCCACAACCCTGCTGCCAACACTGCACCCACTGAAAGCGAGAAGTCATGAAGAAAATCAGAATCATGCTCGACCAGGAAGACGGCGCCACCGTCACCCTCGGCAGCATCGAAACCGAAGGACAGTCAGCCCTGTACAGATGCCATCCCCGCATGCTGCACGACGAATCCGTACGGAAACCCGTATTGGACGCCTTGGGCAGATGGGCCCTGCATCTCATGAGTGACGCGGAGGAATCATGAAAGAGTCCGTCACCATCCAATACCGCCACGAGGACGCGGATACCGGATTGGTCGAAACCATCCCCATCGCCTCCATCGGCTTCGACCAGTGGGGTCGGGGTCATCCCGACCTGTTCAACCTCAACGAACACGGATACCGCGCCCGCAGCATGCGGAACGCACTCGAGACCGCCTGCGAAGCGGTCTTGCACGAAATGCAGGACATCAAATTGGAGGACTGACTCATGGCCGAATCGATTGACCTCACCCAACAGGCCCTCAACGCATTGGCCTCATCAGGGCTGGGCAACGACAGTCCGGCCGAGGCGTTCGTCATCGGCTACCAGGCCGGATGGCAGGAGGCGCTCGACCTGTGCATCGAAATCGAAACACAACTCAACAAGGAGGATCTCAAAAATGCGCAGGCATGAGAAATGGAGCGTGGAGTCCACCATCGGGCTCGCTTTCGTCACCGTCAGCGTCATCATCGGAGGGATAGTGCTGGCCGTCATCAGCCTCACCGCCGCCGATACCATGAACCCAACGCCGGAACAGACTATCATCCAGAAAGTCGAAACCACCGGTGACGTCAAACGTCTATGCGTCGAAGCTCGCACCGGCGAGCACATCGAAGCCATGAGCTGCGAGCTTATCGACCAGCAATCAGGAGGCGTCATGCGATGAGCGACGGCAAGCGGAGGGCCAGTGAGCGCAAACCATCCTGGCTTCGCGCGTTCGTTCCGAAATCGAGCCCCCTTGTGGTCACTGTCTGCGAGGGGTGCGGCCTGTACGTCATCGAGGATCGCGAAACCGTGTGGGATGTGTGGGATTACGGATGTGTGGAGGGTGACGACCTGACCGTGGCGATAATCCTCGGCCGCCCATTGACGCGCGTGGTCTGGCTGCCTTCGGTCGGGCACCCACTGTTGCGCAGCGTGAGCGGATGTGCGGGCATCAGGCCGGACGGCCAATACCTCGCCGGGCATACTTGCCGCTTGGCGAGGGTGAGCGTCAAACCGTTCACGCCGCCGAAAATGGAGCGGCCGCCGGGCAAACCGTGGGGCGGGCCGAAACTGTCGAAACAGGAGATAGCCGAATTCAAACGCATATGGGATATGCCGTACAGCCAGCTCAAGCATGAGAAAACCCCAGCCAACAAGGTCGGCCAGGGCAAGAAGCAAACACTATTCTAGCCGACCAGCCGGAAGGGGCTAACGTGAACTGCCAGAACTGCAAAACGATAACCGAAGGGGGATATTCACTGTGCGAGGCATGCGAGCTGCGGTTCGCCGTCACGCTCCTGCGACTCGCGCAAGACATCACGCCACTGCACGACTCGCTGGACGCCACCCTGCATCCGGGCGGCCATTCACCCGTGCGCATCCAGACGGCCACTCCCCCGACGCCAATCAGGCTCGACGTGCTCGACCTGATCGACATGCTCGACGCCACGGCCCGTGAACTATGGCGTTGCCTCGACGGCATCGACGCCTTGGACTGGCGCAAAGACAAACGCAACGAGGATCTGAAGGCCACGCTCATCGCATGCGCAGGCCACCCCAGGCTCGCCATGTTCGCGGACGCGGGCTTCTACATGCACGTCGTTGACGGCATCGCCCGCAAAGTCGATGCTGCGCTGGACCCGCCGGAGCAACGCCGCGAGATAGGAACCTGCGAACTATGCGAGACCATGCTCACCGCTGGGGCAGCAGACCAGTGGGTGACATGCCCGGTCTGCGGGAGGGAACAGCGAGCGCAGACGGTTAAACTGCGTAGGCTCAAGACGTTGTGTTGGGATGATTCCAGGCGCGGGTCTGCGGCTGAGATAGCCAAGGTGTTCACGGACGCGGGAATCACCGTCAAAAGGCATACGCTCACCGTGTGGAAATCCCGAGGCAAGCTTGATGTCACGCCCCAAGGCATTTCATACAGCAGCGTCTACCGGCTCGTCATCAGTGGCGGACTTGACAAAGAGCTGACTGTGACCGCATAATGTCAGTGGATTAGTATCGAAAAACCCAGCTCATGTGGCTGGGTTTTCGCGTATCTATGCTTTGTTTTTGCGTGGTCTCCCCCCTCCGACACCACGTCCCGGACGTTGAGCGTTCCATTCATCGATGGTCTCAGGCAACCAGCCGCGCGTGCGCCCTATCGTGGCGTCGGGCTCAGGGAGCTTGAGGTTGAGCAAGCCGCCACTGGTGATGCCAAGGCGTTCTGCGACCTGTTTGACGCCGAGATATTCAGTCGCCATTGCTTGCCCTTCCTGCCAGATAACCCAGCACGCCCGAGCACATTCCGAACACACCTGCCGGTACGCTCTGGGATGCGATGGCCAGCGCGAGGCTGACGACTCCGAACATGAGTGCGATGATTCCTATCTTGCCGTTCATGATGTTCCATGGAATAGTTGGGAGTGGAGCCGTGGCTCTGGATAGTACGATTATCCGGAATCCACGGCTCTTGTTACCGCTTGCGCCGTCTGTTCAGCGGCTTTCGCGGCTTGCTCTTCGCAATCAATGCGACGGCCACGGCGGCGATGGGTGCGAGTGCCGCACCCAATCCGGAGAGGAACTCCCCGATGGCCTTGAGCAGCTCCGCGATCTGTTCCATGTTCACCTCCTTTCCTTGGCTGACATATCTATAGTAACACAATAACTATAGATATGCAAGCCGAGGACACCAAGACACGCCAACGGACACAATGACTGCGAGGCACACATGAGCTGGCGAGTCTGCTCGACACCCGGATGTCCGAACCTCATCGAGACACCGGCACGCAAATGCGACGCCTGCACCCGAGCCCAACGGGACCGCACCCGTACCCGTGGACGCAACCCATACAACACCAAGGGACATCAATCGTTTCGCAGGCAGGTGCTCGCACGAGACCCATACTGCACATGCCCCGGCGACCCCGAGCACGGAGGCTGCGGCAAACATAAGGGGCTCTGCGGAAAACCAAGCACAATCGCGGATCATTATCCATACGAGCGAATCGAACTCATAGACATGCGACTCAATCCGAACGACCCGAAGTTCGGACGAGGATTATGCAAACAATGCCACGACGTGAAAACCGGCAGAACAAGACCAGCAGGCTTCAATACCAAACAGTAAAAAAACGACCGGCAACACCCAGGGGGGGTGGGGTATCGACCACCCCTGCCTGACCGCCGGTGAGCTGTCTGCCGGGTGCGCAGGGTTCAAACATCGCTGGCGGGCCGCCGCGAGGGCGGTCTCGTCGATCTGTCGCTAGGGCGCAAGGCCATGACGAGAGGTGAACATCATGCCAAGTGGAGGCAAACGAGTACGCTCCGGGCCGGCCAAGGACCCGAACAGCGAGAAGAGCCGCAGACTCGGATACACATTGCAGAGCCTGCCGAACACCGAGTGCCGGATGAAGCCGCCGGAATGGCCCTTGGAGCCCGCCGATGACGAGCGCGTCCGCAAACTTGAGGCGGAGAAGTGGAAGTGGCTGTGGAAGCTGCCTCAGGCACGCGCCTGGCATCTGCCCCAGTTCAAGTGGATGATCCGGGAACTGGCGTTGTACGCGCGGCTTTCCACCGCATGCGAGATCGCGCCGGCACCCACGGCGTTGACCGTGCTGCTGCGCATCTCCGACCGCGTCGGCATGAGCGCCGCCGGATTGCAGGCATTAGGCTGGAAAATCGAAGCGGAGGCCGAGCGGAAGCCAGTCGATTCGGAGTTCACGCGCCGCAGGGCCAAGGAGCTGAACCAGGAATCAGCCGCCGAACGCTCTCCCATGGACGAGACGAAGCATGTGTACCAGCGTCGGATGAGCGGCAATGGCTGACGAGGATTCATGGCTCATCGACTTCCCTACGTTGGGGCATCTGGTGTGCGCATGGATCGAACGTCACTGCCGGCAGCCTGACGGCCCGTTGCGAGGCCGTCCAGTGGTGCTGTCCGACTGGCAGTACTGGCTGGCGGCGAACCGTTGGCGCATCCGCGAGGACGCCCCATATGTGCCGCCCGAGGAAGTCACCGTCGACAACCCGATGGTACTCAACCAGGCATTCGAATACCGCATGACGCTGACCGTCGGACCGCAGAAATGGGGCAAGGGGCCATGCACGGCGTTCTTCACCGCCGCCGAGGGCTGCGGGCCCACCATCTTCGATGGCTGGGCGCGAGAAGGCGACATGTACCGTTGCGCTGACAACGGTTGTCCGTGCGGCTGGGAGTGGCCGTACAATCCGGGCGAGCCGAAAGGCCGTCGACATCCGTCGCCGCTCATCCAGTTGACCGCGAACTCCGAGGAGCAGGTGCGCAACATCTACCGGCCTCTCGTGGCGACGATCCTGCTTGGCCCGCTCAAGGAGCTTATGCGCGTGAGGGACACCTTCATCCGCATATTGCAGCCGGGGCGCGAAGGCGAGGCCGACGCCTTGGACTTGGATCGCATCGACGTGGTCACCGCCTCGGCGAAATCCCGTCTGGGCAATCCGATCACGGACGCCGAACAGGACGAGGCCGGCCTGTACACGAAGTCGAACGGCATGATAGCGGTCGCCACCACGCAGCGCCGAGGAGCCGCCGGCATGGGCGGCCGCACGCATGCGTGGACGAACGCGTGGGATCCGGGCGAGGACAGTTACGCGCAGCAGGTGTTCGAGAACGCCGAGGACGACGTGTTCGTGTTCTACCGGAACCCCGATCTGGCGAAATCATTGCGTCACCGCGACGGCCGGCCGTTGGACTTCAATCTGAAATCCGAACGCTTGAAGATGCTCGAATACGTGTATCGCGGCTCCCCGTGGGTCGACCTTAATTCCATCGAATCGGAGGCCAAGGCGCTGATGAAGACCGACCCTACCCAAGCGGAACGGTTCTTCGGGAACCGTCTGGTGCAGGGCGGCGGCGCATGGCTCGAAGACGGACTGTGGGAGAGCTGCTATGCCGGCGCATGAACTCTGGTTGCCGAACCCGCCAAAAGGCACGCGCGTATGCGCGGGCTTCGACGGTTCGGAGAACGACGACTGGACATGCATCAAGATGGAGACCCTCGACGGGCTGATATTCACTCCCCGATACGGGCCCGACCGGCGTGCGACCATCTGGAACCCGAAGCAGTGGGGCGGGCGCATCCCCCGCGCCGAGGTATCCGCAGCATGGGCGGAACTCAACGACCGCTACAAAATCGAACGCGCCTACTGCGACCCCGGCTTCCGCGACGAACTGTCATGGGAATCGGAGATAGAAGCATGGGATCGCGCCTACGGGCCGAAGAAATTCATGCCATGGAGCATGTCGGGCAGCTCCCGCATCGGAGCCGTCTACGAGGCATTGCGCCGATTCGAAGCCGACCTGACCACACATCGCATCACACAGGACGGCTGCCCCATCACCCGCACCCACATGATGAACGCGCGAAAGGTCGCCAAGACCCTGGAACGCTACGGGCTGGCGAAACCCCAACAGAACAGGAAGATAGACGCCGCCGTGACCAGCGTGCTCGCCCACGAAGCCGCATGCGACGCACGGGCCGCCGGCTGGGGCGCTCGCAAACACAATTACATGCTTACCGGATCATCGACCAGAAGGAGGTACTGATGGACTACAGCCAGCAGGAACTGTCCTCATTGGCGAACCGACTGGCCGATAAGATCCAGTTCCGTCGACCCAGCATCGGCACCCACACCGATTACGTCTTGGGCAAACGCGGCAAGCTCAAGTTCGCGTCCAAGGAATTCAAGCGCTACATGAGCGACCGGTTCTCCGATTTCTCGGACAACTGGTGCCTCCCCGTGGCGCAGGCCCCGGTGGAACGCATCAAGTTCAAGGGCTTCGTCCCTTATGATGACGTGAAGCTCGGCACCGGCATCATGAAATGCCTCGACCGCAACGACTTCGAACGCGGACTTCAGGAAGCCGCGCTGATGATGACCACCACGGGCCGCGCGTTCGCTTTGGTCACGCAGGTCGACGGCAGGGCCCGCATCACGTTCGAGCACCCGGACAGCGCCGCAGTCATCTACGATGCGCGCACCGGCCAGCCGTCAGCCGGGTTCCTCATCCAGCAGGGCGACGACAAGGAGTACGGCACTCTCATGCTGCCCGGCTGGACGGTCAGCATGGAACGCAAGAAGATGCTCGATCTGACCGACCAGCGCGTGCCGCCCGACGTGTACGGCTGGAAGATGAATGACCCTCAGCCCACCGGTCTGGACACGATCCCCCTGCGCGAGTTCCGCAACCAGATGCTATTGGACAATGCGCCGATCAGCGACATCGCGCACGTCGAATCGATGCAGGACACGGTCAACGTCGTATGGGCCTACCTGCTGAACGCATTGGACTACGCCTCACTGCCGGCACGAGTCATCCTCGGCGGAGACCCGCTCGTCGAGCCCGTCTACAACGAGGAGGGACAGCAGGTCGGCGAGAAGCCCATCGAACTCGACAAGCAGGTGCTGGAGCGCATCTACCAGTTCACCGGCGACAACGTGAACCTGGGCGAATGGTCAAGCTCGAACCTGAACGTGTTCATCCCGGTCATCGAAAAAGCGGTGGAGCATATCGCCGCCGAAACACGCACCCCCGGCCATTACCTGCTGACGAACGCGGAGGTTCCGGCCACCGGCTACGAGGTCGCCGAAGCCGGCCTCGTATCCAAGACCATCGAACGCATCAGCTTCCTGAAATCCCCCATCCGCGACATCTGCAGCATCGCCATGCGCTACGAGAACGACGTGGCTGAGGCGGACATCATCGCCGACTCCAAGGTGCAGTTCGCGACCCCGCAGTATCGCAGCGAAACCCTGATGGCGGACGCGATGCTCAAATACAAGCAGCTCGGCTTCCCGATCCAATGGGTCGCGGAGCAGATGGGCCAAAGCTCGGACGAGGTGCAGCGCATCATGCGCATGCGCGCCGACGAGATGGCCGACCCCGAACTCGAATCGTTGAACCGTGCCCTGCAGATCGGAGGCGCTGATGGCGGTCGAATCTCAGGTGCTGGCCTACAGTCAGAAACGGCTGGCGACCTTGGAGCTGGCGGCGGACAGAGCCGCACGCAGAACATGGAACAGGGTCGACGCCAATAACATCCAGGCGTCGTGGAAGTCGATAAGCCGCGACTTCCTCACCCTGTTCTCCACCATCCAAACCAAGTCGGCGGAGACAGCCATCGACGCGAGCGGCATGATGCTCTCCGAACAGGGCGTGTACGTCACTCCCCATGCTTTGGCCAACCCGAACGCATTCGCAGGCTGGGCTCCGTCCGGCCTCGACATCGCCTCCTACTTCCAATCCCCCGTGTTCGCCGCCCTGCACGCGATACGCACCGGCAGCTCCCCGTTGGAGGCATTGGAATATGGGCGCAACCTGCTGGTCATGCTCACCTCTCTGGCGGTCATGGACACCGCCCGCCAGGCGGAATCACTGGACATCACCAGCCGTCCCAAGGTCGGCTACGTGCGTGTCGAATCCGCCACCTGCTGCGACAGGTGCATGATATTGGCCGGCAAATGGTTCCGATTCAACGAGGGGTTCCTGCGCCACCCCCACTGCCACGGCCGCCACGTGCCCTGCAGTCAGGGCATGGCCAAACAACAGGGGTGGATCAGCGACCCCATGGAGGGTTTCAAAAGCCTCTCCCGTGAGGAGCAGGACAAGCGCTTCGGCGCGAATTACGCGCAGGCCATCCGCGATGGCGCCGACATCTACCAGGTCGTCAACTCGAAACGCGGCATGCAAAGGGTGGGCAAAGGCTATACGGCGCTGACCACCAGCGAGGGCACCACCCGATACGGGTGGGCCAACATGCAATACGCCCAGCAGTCCGGCCGGAGGATGAAACGCCGCCTGTCCATCGACGGCATCTACTCGCTGACCGGAGGCGACCGGGAGAAGACCATCGCCGCGTTGAAGGCCAACGGCTACTACGTGGACAACGACTGGCGCGGCAAGGTGCCCGAGATCCGCAAAAGCATGTGGCTGCACGACAACACGTACCGGCAGGGGCGCGTCGAACTATTGACCGCCGCCGAGAAGCGCGTGCAGACCGCGAAGCTCCGCTACGAGGCCGTATTGGAGGGCCGCAACCCCAACGATGGCCGCATGCCCCTCACCCCCGAAATCGCCGCCCAATGCGAACGCGAATACCGCCGATGGGTCACCTCCGGCGGCCAGATTTTCCAGCAATGATCCAGCGAATCGAAAGGAAGAACATGGATCCCGCAAACCAGAACCAGCAGACAGGCAACAACGAGCCCAAGAAGCCGGAGAACACCGGCGGCGAGGATTGGCAGTCGAAGTTCGAAGGACAGCGGAAAGTCAACCGCGACCTCGAAAAGAAACTGAACGAAGCCTACGCCAAGGCCGACAAGGTCGACGAACTCGAAAAACAGATCGCCGCCCTGCAGGGCAAGGAGGCCGAATACGAGGCCGCCCGGAAGGAACAGGCCGTCAAGGACGAGGCCCTTGCCGCCGCCAACCAGCGCATCCTCAAGGCCGAAGTCCGCGCCGCAGCCAGCGGCAAGCTCACCGACCCGGCCGACGCCCTGCGCTACCTCGACCTGTCCAAATTCACCGTCACGGATGACGGCGGCGTGGACACGCAGGCCATCGCCGACTCCATCGGCGAACTGCTGGAACAGAAACCTTATCTCGGGAAAGCCGAGCAAGCACCCTCGGGTGCGAACATCACGCCGCCCAGCGGAACACGGGACGGCGACCGCCATCAGGGTCAGCTCACCCGAGACGACCTGAAAACCATGAGCCCCGCAGAAATCGTCAAAGCCCAACAGGACGGGCGACTGAAGGACCTGCTCGGAGCCAACTAACGGAAGGAGGCCTTAAATGGCCATCACCAATTTCATTCCCGAACTGTGGAGCGCCAACATCCTGCTGGAACTCCAGAAGAACCTCGTCTACGGTTCCGCCGTGAACCGCGACTACGAGGGCGGCATCGCCAACTACGGCGACACCGTGCACATCACCGGCATCGCGCACATCAGCATCGGCGACTACACGGCCCACACCGACATCACCATCGAACCGGCCACCGACAAGGACGCCGGCGAACTCGTCATCAACCAGAGCAAGTACTTCGCGTTCGAAATCGACGACGTGGAGAAGCGCCAGGCCATGAACAACCTGACCGCCGCATATTCCCGGGACGCAGCCTACAAGCTGCGCGACCTGACCGACCAGTACCTGGCCGGCCTGATGGCAGCAGGCGCGAAGAGCAAGCTCGACCCGATTTCCGGAGCCACCGCCACCAAGGCGTACGACGCCATCGTGGATCTGGCCACCGCATTGGATAAGCAGAACGTGCCAGACGCGGGCCGTTGGGTCATCGTCAACCCGGACTTCTACGGTCTGCTGCGCAAGGACAGCCGTTTCGTCGCTGGCGCCGAGTCCGCTCATTCCACGCTGCTCAACGGCGTGGTCGGCGAGGCCGCGGGCATGACCATCCTCAAGTCCAACAACGCTCCCGCAGCCAAGGGCGGCTCCACCCAGTCTCCGACCGATGAGGGCAACGTCATCATCGCCGGCACCAACGCGGCCACCACGTTCGCGGAGCAGATCGCCAAGGTCGAGGCCACCCGCAAGGAGAAGGGCTTCGACGACATCGTCAAGGGCCTGCACCTGTACGGCGCGAAGGTCGTGCGCCCCGAAGCGCTGGCCACCGTACACTTCAAGGTGGGCAAGTGATGGCCGGCAGCTACGAGGCCATGCCCTACGTGGGCGAAGCCGAATAACCGCATAGGTGGTGACTCATGGACACGCTGGCAACGGTCAAGGACCTTGATTCATACGGCATCGAATACGCGGACGAAAAGCTCGCGGACAAGCTGCTCGAATCGGTTTCCGCAGCGGTACGCGACGCCGCAGGCTGCCCCATCACACGCGGCGAATACACGGTGACCATCCCCGGCGAAACCTCACGCAGGCTCGACCTGCCCATGCGCCCCGTGATTTCCGTGAGCCGCGTGCTCATGGACGGCGAGGAGACCGGGGATTGGAAGCTGCTCGGCAACGCCCTGTACAGGGAAAGCCTGTGGAGCCTGCCGAACATGGTCCCCTGTTCCGTCACCGTCACCATGCTCGCCGGCTATGACCCGGTTCCCCCGGACATCGTGCGCCTCGTGTGCAGCATGGTCGCAGCCGGACTCGTCCAGCAGTCGAACGGCGGCCCCGGCGCTCACCGCGACGAATCATACGCGCGAATCGACGACGTGCAGATCGGCTACCGTCAGGGCGACTCCGAGATCATCGACGCACTCGAACTGCCGGAGGGCACGAAACGAGCCCTCCGCAACAGGTTCGGCATGCGAGGCATCGCCATAGGGGTGTTCCGATGAACGTGCAGCATATCCTCAACCGAGGCCGACAGCTCGCCGAATCGTTGATGACCGACCAGTGCCGCGTCACCCATATGGGCAAACCGGTCACCGACCCCGAAACGGGACTGGTGGGACCGGCCGCGAACACCGTGTATGAGGGCCGTTGCAAGGTGCAGACCTCGGGCGGTCTGGCTGCCGAGAACACGGAGGGCGGCATCGTCGAAGCGTTGGGTGCCGTCACCCCCGTGTGGAGCATGTACGTGCATTTCCCCTACGGCACCACGGGTTTATTGCCGGGCGACGTGTGCGAGATAACCGAGGCCGATGACCCGAATCTCAAGGGCAGGAAACTCCGGTTGTTGAACATGCAGTCCGAGAAGTCTCATGCGACCGCATGCCGGTGGAACGTGAAGGAGGTGGGCAACAGCAATGAGTGACGTGACAGTCGACGCTTCGGAGCTGACCGCTTTCGGCCGCAGGGTCGCCTCCGCCCACGCCAAAGCCTCCATAGCGGTCGCGAAGGCGGTGAAGAAGGGCGCGCAGAACGTCAAGGAGTCCATTCAGGAGGACGTTGCCGGTTCCGGCAACGCCGGCATCCGCAAGGTGCAGGTCGCCTACGAGCTGGGCAGTACCGGCACCACTGTGTACGCGGACGTGAGCCCCCGCGACGGCGGGGCCTCCGACTTGGCCAACATCGCGTTCTTCGGCACCGCGAAGGGCGGCGGAACCCACGCTTTTTACGAGCATGCGGAGACGGAGCTGCCCACGCTCGCCGAATATGTGGGAGACGCGGCCGACGACATGCTGATAGGAGCCATCGGATTATGAGCGTCATGGACTTGACCAATGCGGTTCTCGACCTGCTGCCCTCCATGCCGTCCGGCGTGAAAATCTACCGGCAGGAGGAGCCGTTGGAGTCGGAGATGCCGCCGTGGATCATCGCGCGCGTCTCCACCGACCGTCATGTGATGGCGGAGACGATGCGGTTCACCGCCCACTCCGCCCTGTTGGAGGTTCGCGCCGTCAGCACCACCGCCGACAGCGTGAACATCTGGTGTGACGACATGCTGATTCCCGCGTTGGCGAACCGCTCCCCCACCCGGCCGCCGGGCTACACGGTCGGCCAGCTCACCCTGTACGAGGATTCCGGCGCATACCCGGCCGGTCTGACCGCCGACGACACCGCGCGCCGCTACCAGGTGCGCGTCCTCCGGTTCCGATTCACGTGGAGCCGACCGTAATCAACCAATCATTTACCAAAAGCCTTCAACGCCACCCCATACGGGGGTGGCTTTTGCTTTAAGGAGCGCATCATGACCCTGAAACTGGGTACAGAGATTCCCGGCACCAGTGCCGAGGGCAACATCACCACCATCTGGGTGCCGGCGATCAAGAACATCAAGGCCCCGACCATCATCGAGCTCGAGGCCGGCACCGACATCTCGAACTACGTCATGCTTGGCGGCTGGAGCTTCGACCCGTCGCAGGACACCGTGTCCGACCAGCGCGAGAACACCGTGCAGGACTTCGGGGCCCCCGGCCGCAAGAGCGCCGGCGACATCAGCATCGAGGTCATCGACAACACGAACACGGAGCACAAGGAACAGAACGAGGCCGTCACCCTCATGCACGAGGGCGCGTCCGGCTATATCGTGCGTCGCCGCGGCATGGCCACCGACGCGCCATTGGCCTCCGGCCAGAAGCTCACCGTCGTGAGCGTGAAGTGCGGCGAAAAGAAGGTCATCAACCCGGATGCGAACACCATGATCCGCAGTCAGATCCCGCTGTTCGCTCAGGCTCCCGGCTGGGAGTCCGAGACCGCCGTGCTGACCGCAGCCTGACAAGTTCTTCCGTGCGGGGATTCTAAGCCTTTCTGGCCCCGCACAGGCATTCTCTCTTCTCTCTCTCAGAAAGGTTTTCAGACTTTCAGAAAGGGATAATCATGGCTTTGGAAGTGAAGCGCAAGCGCGTGGACGTCGACCTCATATTGGATCAGGAGAAGGCCGAACAGGTCGCCGCATTGGGAGCCGACCTGGAACGCGCCATGGCGCAGCATGTGACCGAGGGCGGCAACGCCGCCGCCAAACGCATCGCCGAACAAATCGACAGGCTGCGCGACGAGGTGAAGGACGACACCGTCCGCATCACCCTGGAGGCGATGCCGCTCTCCCAGTGGCGTCAGGTACTCGAGGCGAACACCGTCACCGAGAACGGCGTACCGAAACAACACATCGAGGACATCTGCGCCGACGCCGTCAGACTCATGGTCAGGAAGACCGTGCCGGAAACCCCCGTGGAAGAGCTGGCCAACGTCATGACCGAACTGTCCGACGGCCAGATCAGCCCCATCTGGTACGCGATCCGTGACCTGAATGCGAAGCTCATCGACCCAAAAGACGCACTCGAATCAGCCTCGCGGATAATCCGCAGACAGTAAGGGAACTGCGAATCTGCCAGAAGCTCGGCATCAGCTACAAGCGTTGGCTCGGCTGGGAACCGTCGTATCGGGTGGAAAGGGACGGGCATAGGCGCATCACCGGCTACACGCCGGAAACCGAATGGGATGCGACCGAACGCGAATGGATGCTCGCACTCGACGAATACGAGCGCACGCTGTGTCCGCGCTGCGGGATGCCCGTCAGCATATGCCACGACGAGCTGGCCCCCACCAAATACGCGAGCGAGGTCGGCGTCTGTCAGATCGACCTGATGCGCCGCATCGGGCTCGAAGAATACCGCAAGGACCATTCCGCGGAATCCGCCACGAAACTTGACTCACTGACCGTGGGCATCAACCCACGATGATCCGACAGGAGGATATGCCATGGCCGGTGGCCTGAACCGCAACATCACCGTCCGCCTGCTCGCGGACACCAGCAATTTCACCGCCGGCATGGCCAAAGTGTCCGGCGAAAGCCAGAAGACCGCGACCATCATGGAAGCCGCCGGAGGCAAATCGAAGCTCATCACCACCGGCATCGCGGCGGCCGGTGTCGCCGCCACCGCGCTGGGCGTGGCCGCTGTCAGGATGGCGGCGGACTTCGACGCCAGCATGTCGACGGTGCAGGCCAACACCGGAGCCAGCGCAGATGAGATGAATCAGCTCCGTCAGGCCGCCATCGACGCCGGCGCCGACACCATATACTCGGCCACCGAATCCGCCGACGCCATCAACGAACTCGGCAAAGCCGGCCTATCGACCTCGGATATTCTCTCCGGCGGTTTGAGCGGCGCATTGAACCTCGCAGCGTCCGACGGCATGGCCGTAGGCGACGCCGCCGAACTCATGGCCACCACCCTCAAACAGTTCAACCTGACGGGCGCCGAATCCACTCAGGTGGCCGACGCGCTGGCGGCCGGCGCAGGCAAGGCCGTCGGTTCCGCCCATGACCTCGGCCTCGCATTGAATCAGGCGGGTCTGGTGGCCAACAGCATGGGCGTCAGCATGCAGGAGACCACCGGCACGCTCGCCGCGTTCGCCAACGCCGGCATGATAGGCAGTGACGCGGGCACCAGCCTCAAGACCATGCTCCAACGACTGGCCAGCCCCACCGACAAGGCGCAGACCCTCATGGACGAGCTCGGCATCAACGTGTACGACGCCAATGGCAAGTTCATCGGCCTTGCCGGTGCCGCAGGCCAATTGCAGAACGGTTTGAGCGGCCTGAGTCAACAGGAACGCAATGCCGCGCTCAACACCATCTTCGGAGCCGACGCGGTGCGAGCCGCGAACGTGCTCTACGAGCAGGGCGCGGAAGGCATCGACGACTGGACGAAAGCCGTCAGCCAATCCGGCTACGCCGCGGACCTCGCCGCCAAGAAGAACGACAACCTGAAAGGCGATCTGGAGAATCTGAGCGGCTCTTTCGAATCCCTCATGATCTCTTTGGGCGAGGGAGGTCAGGGACCATTGCGCTCCCTCGTGCAGACACTCGACACCCTTGTTGACGGTTTCGCGTCATTGCCTGCGCCCGTACAGCAGTCCATAGTGCTGATGGCGGCTCTGGTTGGAGGCAGTGTCGCAGTCCACAAAGCGATGGGGCCGCTGAATTCTAGCAGCAGCCAGCTTGCGCAAACCCTCGGATTGATTGCCGACCCAGGGCAAAGGCTCATAGCCCTCGGCTCCGGAATCGCGTCAGCGTTCCAGACATGGGGCGCAACTTTCGGCAGTGCAGAATCTCAGATAAACACGTTTGGCACCACTATCAGTCGTTCTCAAGGCGTTATGGCCGGTTTCAAAAACCTGGGAAGCGGCATAGTGTCGTTATTGGGTGGACCGTGGGGTATAGCCATCGGCGTCGCCGGCGCGGCCCTCCTCTCCTTCGCCGACAAGGCCGCAGAGGCCAAGCAGCGAGCCGACTCGCTAAAAACCGCGCTGGAAAGCACCGGCGACGCCAGCAAACAAATCATCGATAATCTATCAAATGCAAAAATCGATAACTCCTGGATCATTCCGGACAATATCGAACAGGCGTATTACGGATACAAGACCCTTGGCAGCTTACTCGATGATGTCGGAATCAAGATGTCCGACATGGCACTGGCCGCACAGGGCAACTCGGCAGCAATGCGCCGAATCAACGGTGTCACCGATGAAATGATCGCGAAAGGCGGCAAGCAAAAAGAACTCGCGGGAATCATTCTCAGCCAGCTTAACGAGGAAAAGGATAACTATAACAAGGCATCCGATGCAGCCAAGTCAAAAGCCCATGCACTCGCTGAAGTAGAGAATGCTACCAACGGCGCTGCTGACGCCACTGGAGAATACTCAAACGCAACACAAGGCGCTACGACCAGCACTCAGGATTTGATGGACGCCATCGACGATCTCGTTAAAGGCTTCCTCAGCCTGCCCGGAGTGCAGTTGTCCGCGGATCAGGCCGTCACCCAATTCAATCAGGGCATACTCGACCTTAACGAGAGCATCGCGAAGAACGGTCGAGTGCTCGATGACAACGGTAATGCTTTGGCGGGATACGAGTCTCAGGCGTATGACAGCCAGAGCGCGCTGCAGGGTCTCGCCTCGACCGCGCAGAGCACGGCGCAGAAGATCATCGAGGAAGGCCAGGCCCACGGCGACGCTGCAGCAGCCACCCAGCAGGCGGGCGACATCCTCGAGCGCGCACGCCAGGCATACATCGCCAACGCCACGGCAGCCGGCATGAGCGCCGACGCGGCCGCAGCTCAGGCAGATCGTTACGGTTTGGCCCGCAGCGAGGCCGACAGGCTGCGTCAGAGCATCGAATCCATGAACAGCGAGGCCGCTAACCCTGTCGACGTGAGGATTACGATCACGGACGAGGCCAGCGACGTGCTGGACAAGGTGAAGGTCAAGGCCGAGAAAATCGATGACAAGACCGTGCGTTTGACCGGTGACGACAAAGACCTCATGGACAAGATCACCGAAGCCACAGGCGCTCAGATCGACCCCAAGACCGGCTACCTGGACTTGGATAAGAGCCAGTTCGACGTCGCCATGGCAATCGCCGGCGGCGCAAAAATCGACGACAAGACCGGCGTCCTCAAGGGCAACAACACGCCCCTGTTCGACAAAATGGTCGAAGCGAACGGCTGGCAGATAGATCCCAAGACCGGCTACATCTATGGCAAGAACGGTCAGGCTTTGCAGGCGATCCGCGATGTGAACAACGAACCCTTGGAAACCCCGAGGGAGGTCACGGTCACCACGAACATCGTCCGCAACTTCATTGATAACTATATGAAAAACGACGTGCCGGATGACAGCGTGGGCGTTCGCCCGCCCTCCAAGACCGGCGGCCTGTTCACCGGTTATGGGGTTTCGATGCGCGGCTACGCCGGCGGCGCCCGTGTCATCGAGGGCCTGTTGCCCGGCAAGGCGAGCATCACGGGCGGCGACAACATCACGTTGGCGAACGCGCGAGTCAAGAGCGGCGAATTCGTGTCCAATGTGAAATCCGTCGCATATTATGGCGCCGACACATACGCGGCCATGAACCGCCGGCAGATACCCAAGGAATCGTTCTCCGGCCGGGATATCGACGTGAGCGGCGTCATCGAGGAGATACGCGCCTTCCGCGAGCAGATCGGCCCAATCATCAGCGCGTATGCCCCGCAACTCGGCAAACGCGACTTACAGCGGCTCACCAAGGAGGCTTTGCGCACATGATGCACACGCTCACCTACACGTCAAACCGCGCCGGAACCGTGATTGATCTCGCCGACCCGGAGGGAATCATGTGCGGACAGATCCTGGAGCTACGCACCCGCACGTGGGAGTTCGAGCTCGGCTACCGGTCATTGCAGGCCACGCGGCCCGCGAAGACCGTCAAGGTCACCGGGCTCGTCTACGGTATCCCGGCGCTCGAAAAGGCCGAGGAACTGTTCGACGCGGACATGTACGCCTACCTCAACGATGCCGCGAAACCCGGCGTCATCACGGTGGACGGATGGTCACAGACCTGCCTCGTGGTCGGCCACGAACCTGACTACACGTCACCCCTGCTCGTGCGCGGCGATTTCACGGTCGCCTTGCTTGACGGGGTGTGGCACAAACCGGCCAGGCAGAGCTTCAGCCGGTCGACGGCCCGCTACAACAGAGGCAAGGACTATCCCTACGACTATCGCTACGATTACGCGCCGACCCGCAACGTCAGCAGCATCGACAACCAATCCGCCCTGCCCTCGCGGACGAGGCTCACCATTTACGGGCCGGTCTCTACGCCGAGCATCATCATCGGCGGCAACAAGGTGATAGCCGACGTGAGCGTCCCATCCGGCGGCTACCTCATCATCGACGGCACCGGCTCACCACGCACGGCCGTGATGGTCGCCGCCAACGGCGACATCACCAACGTGTTCGACAAAACGCATCGCGACCAGGCCTCCAACGAATACGCGTTCGCCACCCTCCCGCCGGGACTGCAGCAGGTCTCATGGGATGAATCGTTCGGGTTCGACGTGGAGTACTGGTTGGAGCAGACGGGACTGCCATGGACCTGATCTGGACCAATACCGCTCACGTGCCGCAGGGCGAACTCGTCTCCCCCGCACTCGACCTGCAGTACGGCGACGAGCAGAATGATTTCGAACTCACTCACTCCACCCCCGGACTGCTGCTCTCCGACGGCTGCTACATCGGGGCGGAAGGCACCGAGTTCGGAGGCCGCGTCGACGCGGTGCGTATCACTGTGGATGACGGGCATGCCCTGTATACGCTCACCGGCCGCACATGGCACGGTTTGCTTGCGGGCAAGATCCTCCAACCCGACTCCGGCGCCGACCGGCTCACGGTCTCCGGCGACGCCAACAACATCATCCGCACGATAATCAGCCGGATCGGACTGTCCACGGTGTTCGACGTGCCCTCGGAAACGAGCGGCATCACCCTCAGCAACTATTCGTTCCGCCGGTACATTACCGCGTGGGACGGGTTGCGCATGATGCTCACCGCGCAGGGAGCCAGACTCGACCTGACCTACACCGCTGGACGCTGCCGGATTCGCGCGGTCGCCGCCGACACGTACGGCGACGCGGACAGCGACCAGCGCATCAGTTTCGAGGCGCAACGCATCTGGACCCAAGTCAACCACCTCACGGGCCTGGGCAAAGGCCAGCTGCGCAACAGGGCGCGCAGCGACTGGTATGCGGATGCGTCCGGCAACATCTCCCAGACCCAGACTCTGACCGGCGACCGGGAGATAGCTCAGATCTACGAGCTCACATCCTCCGAAGGCGCCGAATTGTCCGACCAGACCAGGGACAAGCTCAAGGACATGTGGAAACAGGGCACCGTCGATTTGACGATCCCCGAGAACCTTGGCCTGCATATCGACGACCATGTGCGCGCCTACGATGCGCTGACCGGCGTCAGCGTGGACAGCCCCATCGTGCGCATCACCGTCAAACTCGCCAACGGCACACCAACCATCCGATACGAAGCCGGCCAATACAGTTGGCCCGATGAACAAGACTAAAGGAGCATCATGCCGAAACAGCCCAACATCACCCTCTACTCCTGTGATCGGCCTTCGTGCGTCAACAAAGAATACGTGTTGCCCAACGCGACGGCCAGCCCCAACTGGCACGAGGTCACGCGCGTCGACCGCAACGGCAACCAGAGGAAAATCCTTTTTTGCGAATCCGACTACCAGCAGTACCTACAGTTGGCCGAAAATCAGGACAAGGATTATGACCTCTGGCTCAACAAGTCCCTCAACGCGGAAGGTAAGTGATCATGGCAACAAATCTGCTTGTAACCGGCTCGCACGGCGGCGACGACCCGCACGTGGAATCGAAGCATGACGCGCTCATGCACGCCGCCATGCTCGGCCGAGGCGGATACATTTTGAAAACCCGGAATTGGACGATGAAACCGACGGCGAAGGATGCGAACAACATCACCATCCCAGCATGGGACCTCGTGGTCGAGGGCCGGCAGATCTACATCGCCGCACCGACCGACGTGAACATCCAATCCGGCTCGCAGGGGCAAAACCGACGCGATCTCATCGTGGCCCGGTACGCGTTGAACTCAGGCACCGGCGTGGAGACGGTCACCCTCGAAGCCATCAAGGGCAAGCCCAGCGCGGCCACGCCCGCGGATCCGGGCATCGAGACCGGCAGCATCATCGGCGGGGCCATCGTCTCCGACCTGCCACTCTGCCGCGTCAACCTCGACGGCATCACCATCACATCGATTGACACGCTGGTCAATGTTATGCAGCCCTTGGAGGATGTGTGGGATTCCCTAACCCGAATGCCGTATATTCGGTGCGGAGGCCAT